CGCGCAGGACTACATTGCGGGCAAGAAGGCCGCGATCGACGCCAAGATTCAGGTCGCGACCGACGCCCGCACCGGCTACTACGACGCGGCCGTGCAGACGGGGCAGTTGTCCGGCCTGACCGGCAACCGGGCCGCCGGGTTCACCCAGCAGCTCCAGGCGAAGATCAAGGCCATCAAGGATTTCCAGGTCAACCTGCACACGCTGGCCAAGCTGGGCCTGTCCCCGGCGCTCATCCAGCAGGTCGCGGCGATGGGTCCGGAGCAGGGCGGACAGCTTGCCCAGTCCCTGGCCCGCACTTCCTCGGCGGGCGACCTCAAGAAGCTGAACGCGGAATACAAGGAGCTGGAGAAGGTGTCCGGGAAGTACGCGGACTCCGCCGCCGACGACGGCTTCGGACTGAGCACCCTGAAGAAGCAGTCAAAGGCCCTCGGCAGCGCCAAGATAACGGTCACCGCACCGCATACCATTATGGTCAGCATCGACGGAAAGAAGTTCAAGGCCCACACGGAAAAGGTCGTTGAAGAGAAGGTGACCGAGATCGTGGCCGCAGCCGGAAAGAAGAAGTGACATGCCGGTCGTAGTCCCCGCAAGTTCCCCGATAGCGACCTCGATCACGGACGCCACGTCATTCGACGGGCGCATCCGGGTCATTGACGACCCGGCCTACGGCGGCGTCCGGATCAAGATCGACTACTCGACGGAACTCGGCGTCTGGGCCGCCCCGTTCCAGTGCACGGTCTACCGCCGCAACGCCGACGGCAGCATCCACACCGTGCGCGGGGGAGACCCCTACCTGAACTACGCCGGGAAGGGCTGGCTGTACGACCAGGAGGCCCCGCTCGGCCAGGACGTCTCCTACTACGCCGTACCGGTCAAGGTGGACGGCTCCTTAGGGCAGCCGTCCGCCGCTGCGGCCATCAGGACGGCAGCACCGGCAGGCGGCTTCAACGCCCCGGACATGTGGCTGGTCAACCTGGAGAACCCCGCCGCCTCCGTACAGGCCCGGGGCACCTCCACGCTCGGCGGCAGCTACAACGGCCGCAGCGACAAGCAGGTCATCCTCGGCAGCCCCTACCCGGTGGTAACCCCGGACACCCGCAACGGGCTCTCCACCTCCATATCCCTCATCACCGTGGGACCGCAGGAGTTCGCCGCCATGCAGCAGCTCCTGACCCAGAGCGTCATCATGCGCAAGTCGTCCCTGTGGGAGCGCCCGGACGGCTACTTCACCGTGGACGACGCCTCCTACGCCGCGCAAGCCTCGGGCACCGGCCGCGAGGTCTACGCCTGGCAGTTGGGCCTGATCGAGGTCAGCCGCCCCTCCACCTACGGACAGACCGTCTCCGTCCCCCGGTTCTCCTTCGGCGACTCCACCGAGCAGTACCCGCTCTTCACCGACGTGCCCGCGCAGCCGTTCGATGCCGTCCAGGGCGGCAACATGATGGACGACTACACGGCCGACGGCGAGACCACGTCCCTGCCCGGCACCGGCTGGAACTCCTTCAACAGCAACACCTCGATCCTGCGGGTCTCCACCATCTCCTTCAAGGGCACGTACTCGCGGCGCCTCACCTCCGCCTCCTCGGGCCTCATGGGCGGTCTCGCCCTCCCCCGGTACGGCGTGCAGCAGGGCCGCACCTACACGTTCTCGGCCTGGATGTACTCGGCGACCGGCCTGGTGGCCGACCTCCAGCTCGACTGGCTCGACGGAGCAGGCGGCTACCTCACCGGAGACTCCCTGTCGGAGTGGGGCCGCACCGTGACGCTGACCCCGTTGACCTGGACCAAGGTCAGCCTGTCCGTGACCCCCGCCCCGGGCGCATCCCTCGCGGCCTGCACCGTGCTGGTCAACGCGACCGCCCCGGGACAGGTGGCCTACTTCGACACGGTGAGCCTGGAGAACATCTGATGCTCGCGCACTCGGAACGACTGCGCCGGGCCCTCTCCGACGGCACCGCGCTGAAGATCACGCCCCTGCTGGACTGGTCCCCGGACTGGAAGAACTGGTACCCGCTGGAGATCGTCAGCGGCAGCCACACCCAGGACCGCACCAGCACGTCCCGGTGGACGCTGTCCGCTACCATCGCCCGCACGCTGGCCGTCGGCTACGACGGCATCCACCCCTACGGCTGCCGTCTGCGATTACGCCTGGCCGTCAGCTTCCTGGGCTCGTCCCCCGAATACATCCCCGCCGGGCTGTACACGCTCACCTCCATCACGGAGAACTTCGCCAACCTGACCGTTGAAGGCGTCTCCTTCGAGCAGGACGTCATCGACTCCCAGTTCCCGGTGGCCCGCAACCTCCCCGACAACCGGTCCATGACGTACCGCAGGCAGGCGGAGAAGCTGATCACCGAGGCCGTCCCGGACGCCCGGTTCTACTGGGACAGCGGCCTGGCCTCCACCACCGCGATGGTGACCATGACCGTCGACTCGGACCGCTGGTCGGTCGTCCACGGCACCTCCTCCGACGCCTCCATCGCCACCGCGCTGGCCGCAGACGCCCTCTGTGACGCCTCCGGGGCGTTCTCCTTCGTCCCGCGCCCTTCCTTGAGCGACGAACCCGTCTGGACCGTCTCCGAGGACGCCCTGACCAAGATCTCGGCCTCGTTCGCCTACGACCGGCAGAACGTCTTCAACCTCATCTCCGTCAGCGGAACCCCCGCCGACGGAAGCGCCCCCGTCGGCCCCATCTTCGTCTGGGACGACGACGTCAACTCCAAGACGTACGCGGGCCCCGACCCCATCGGGCACCCCGAGCTGGCCGGGCACTTCGGAGTCAAGCCCTACCGCTACGACTCCCCGCTCATCGTCAGCGACCGGCAGGCATGGCAGGTGGGCCGGGCCATCCTCGCCGACCTCGTGGGCGAGTCCAAGACCCTCAGCCTCACCGGCCGCTACCACCCCTGCCAGGAGGCCGGGGACGTCATCATCGTCAGCCGTCTCGACGGCCGCCAGGAACGCCACGTCGTGGACTCCATCAGCTACACGTGGGCCTCGGGAGTCGCGGCGTACACCACTCGAAGCACCAAGCAGGAGCTGACCGTCCATGTCTGATGCCGCCAGCCTTTTATCCAAGCTCACCACCAACGGCAGCTCGGTCACCACGCTGCGGGCCCTCGTCTCGGCCTACCGCGAAGACGGCCTGGTGAACCTGCGCTACGGCACCGCACAGATCTTCGGCGTCCCCTGCCTGGCCTCCTACACCAACCGCAAGATCGGCGACGTGGTGCAGGTGCTGAACCTCGGCCGCAACGCCTGGCTGGTCGTCGGCCGGGTCGGCGGCACCGACTCCTCCTGGCTCGCCCCCACGACCCAGAACACCGGGTGGGCCGTCTACGACATGAAGACCATGCGCGTCCGGGGATCCTCCGACCCCGGCTACGAGGGCTACGTGGGCTATACCAGCGCGACCGGTGACAGCCCCGGCCTGCTGGCCTGGTCGTACTACAACGGCACCACGAACGCCCTGCCCGCGAACGGCACCACCAAGACGTCCATGACCGTCACCGTCGCCCGCATCGCCGCCCTGCACGGCCAGCGGGAAGCCATCGAATTACAGCTCTGCCCGCACAACTTCAACGCGCTGCCGACGGTGCTCACGCTGGGAACGGATTCCTTCAGCCCGGTGTTTTTCCGACTGGAGGTGGGGGAGGTCCGCACCATCCCCATCCCGGCTGACTGGTGGACGGCTATTACGGCAGCCACACCCACCATCAAAGGGTTCGCGATACAGCCCACAACACTGACCCCGGCAAGCGCCAGCTACGCGATTTTCAGCAAGGTCTCGGGCGGTTTCCGGGCGGTTTAGTCGGTATAGTTGATCGACAGTAAAGGAGGGAAAATCCGTGGGAGCACTGTACAGCGCCTTCTCGGGACTACCGATACCGGATAGTGCCGGGACCAACGACATGCCCTACTGGTTATCCCAGTTAGTGGCCGCCATGGACGGACGATTAGTCCTCGCGGCCACCTCGACGGCAGACCGGGACAGCAAGTTCTTCAACGCCCCGTCCGGCGTCATCTGCGTGGTCCGCAACAGCGGCACAACCGTGGTGACCGGCGTATACGTGAAGACCTCCGACGTCGGGACGTCCGTCTGGTCGACCGTCTGGACCGCCCCCGTGGCCCCGGTCCCCGTCGCCATCAACCTCGCCGACGGATTCCAGGCCGCCAACGGCAAGAACCCCATCGCCGTCTACAACTCGGTGACGAATACGTGGACGCTCTGGGGAAACATCGGCACCGTAAACAGCACGAACATCGGAAGCAATACCACGCTGGGAACCCTTCCGGCCGCCGTCGCCGTCAGTAGTGTCCAGCCCTACTACGAAGGTGCTTCCACCATTTCGGTATCCGGTACGAGTTCACCTCCCGGAACCGCCAAGATCTCCATCACCGCCAGCGGCAGCATCGTCGTCTACATGGGCAGCGGCGTACAGACGTCCTGGGTCGGTATCGACGGCATTGTCCTGCCGGGCGCGTAAGGGGAACTGACCGATGACGCGTTTCATATACGGCGGAGGCGGCGACGGAGACATTATCCAGATGTCCGGCGCCCCCTACGCCAACTCCGTCGCCTCCGTGTGGGACGCCCGTACCGGCGGCACACGGATCACCGACCTCCAGAACATCTCCGGGTCGGCGGTCACCTCCGTCACCACCGACGTCTACGGCCAAGCCGTTTTCTACGGCCCCGACAACTACATCGGGGTCCTGTGGCTGGACTTCGGTGTCGGAGGGGTCCGCTGGGCCCTGTCGCCCAAGGCCGTCGACCTCACCGCCTCCCGCGTCATCGCGACGCAGCGCGCAGCCGACGCCGCCGGAGCCTCCACGACCGCCAAGGCGGCCCTGCCGTACCACGCGGCCGACCCCCTGGAACAGGCCCTGGCGAACAAGCTGGACCCGCTCGTCATCCCCCGGTTCGCCACGGCGGCGGCCCGGGACGCGGCGTTCCCTGCCCCGCAGGACGGTGACCGCTGCTACCGCACGGACATCCGCGCGGAACAGGTGTACAACGCCGCGATGACCGGCTGGTTCAACGCCAGCTTCGCCGCCAACCGGGGTACCTCCGGGTCGGTCGCTATGCAGTGGACCGCGTCCGAGGTCGAGCTGATCAATGTGCCGATCGGGGCGAACATGCCCGTCGGCACCACGTACCGGCTCACCGCCTACGGCATCACGACCGTCATCCTCAACACGACGCCCGACCTGGCGATCAGGTTCCGTCTCGGCGGCATCACCGGCACGATCATGGGCTCCAACTGGTACACGGCGGCCTCGAACCCCGCCTCGGCCACGCGGCCTTTCCAGCTCACGGCCCACGTGACGATCACGTCCACCGGGACCAGCGGCACCTGGTTCGGCAACCTCACCTCGCACTCCCTGATGACCAGCACAACGGCTCTGACGACCACGGGAGCGTCGGTCCGCTGTGACGGCTCATCCGAGATCACCCGGGACACGACGGTGCCCACCAGCGCCTCCCTGACCGTGCAGTGGAGCGCGTCCAGCCCCCTCAACGCGGTCACGATCTACGGCTGGTTCTGGGAGAGGGTCAACTGATGACGCGGTACCTGTACGGGGCGGGCGGGGACGGAGAAGTCGTCCGGACCTCGGGCCTGCCGTATGCCAACGCGGCGGCGTCCGTCTACAACTCGCGCAGCGGCGGGTCCCCGATTACGGACCTCCAGACCCTGACCGGCGCTGCGATCAGCTCGGTGACGTCCGACCCGTACGGGCAGGTGGCGTTCTACGGGCCCGACAACTACATCGGCACCCTGTGGCTGGACTTCGGCGGCGGGGTGCGCTGGGCGCTGTCCCCGAAGGCCGTGGACCTGGCAGCTACTCAGGCCATCGCGGTACAGCGCACGGCGGACGCGTCGGCCCTGAGCTACACGACCAAGTCCACGCTGCCGTACAACACCGCCGACCCGCTGGAACAGGCGCTCGCCGCCAAGCTCGATCCGCTGGTGATCCCCCGGTTCCCGACGCAGACGGCCCGTGACGCCGCCTTCCCGGCGCCGACGAACGGGGACCGCTGCTACCGCACGGATCTGGCGTCGGATCAGTTGTACAACGGCACCTCGTGGGTGACGCTCGTTCAGGCGGGTGCCTGGAACACCGCGAACCTCACGATCACGCCGACGTCCGGCACCATGTCGGTCAACAGCGGCTCCCTGACGATCCGCTACCAGATCCAGGGCAAGGCCGTGATCTTCTCCATCGCGCTTTCCATCGCGGCGGACACGACCTTCGGCACCGGCACCTGGACGATCACAGGGCTCCCGTTCAACATCTCGTCCAACGCTTTCCTGGTCACCCCTTTCCCCGGCCAGGCGGTAGCGGGTTCGAACCGTCTTCTGGTCGTGGGCCAGGCGGAAACAGCGACGACGATATCCCTGTGGTCGTACACGTCGCTCACCAGTACCGCACTCAGCCGTTTCGGCGCCTCTCCGACTCCCGGTGGCGGAGCGTGGGCGGCTTCCAACTTCGTACGCCTCGGCGGCACCGCCGAGCTGGCATAAGGAGCATTTCCATGGGTGATCTCATACGGCGTTATCCGAGCGGGTCCTCGGACTTCGGACCCACCGACACGCAGGTCCAGGTGAGTTACACCGTGGCCGGTACGGACGGCTCCTCGGTGAACGGCACGATCAACACGAACATGCTGCTCACGGACGATCAGATCGATGAACTGTGCGTCGCGTTGCAAGGCGCGTGCGAGGGTCTGCCGTGGGTCGTGACGTCTCTGGTCCAGGTGCAGGAGAACGGCCGCCGGACCTTCACCGTCTCGGAGCCCCCGCCGCAGGGCTAAGAGGGTATTCAGACGAAATAGCCCGCTTTGTTATGATCGGATAAACCGAGAATCAGTTCCCGAGAGGCAAATCAAGTGAGTGTCATGGATAGCCTCGCAAGCGCCGGAGCGGCGGTTGTAGGGAGCTTATGCGTGCTAGGCGGAGCCCGATTCACGTCCCGTAACACCCGGGCTACCGAAGACCGCAAACTCAACAGCAGCGACTTCGAGCTTTTCAAAAAGGCTTACCAAGAGCGCATGGAAGAGTTCGAGAAGCGCCAAGAAGACCAGGAAGCGAAGACGATCAAGGTGGAACGATTACTTCGGCTGGCCCTTAGGCACATTCTGGACCTCCGCTCCGACATGCGCCGCAACGCCGTGAACCCCACGCACGGCACGCCCCCGGAGCTGGAAGCCCTGCTGTGGACGCTCACCGACGACGAGCCGGTGCACGTCCCCCCGCAGCCCCCGGGCGACTGATGCGCGCCACCCGCGCGCAGCTCCGGCAGGCCCTCATCGCCGCCGGGGCCCGCACCGGTACCTGGCGCAACCCCGAGACGGCCGAGATCCTGGCTGCCGTCGCCCTCGCGGCTTCCGGCTCCCAGGGCGAAGCCCAGATCGACCTGGTCAACTACGACTTCCGGGACGACCGGGAGCGCGTCGGGGCTTTCCAGATCGAGACCCGGGCCGACGCGACCGGGCGCAGCACCCCACGGGACCGGGAATGGCTCCTGGACGGCCTGACGAACCAGTGCCTGGCCGCCGTCGCCTTGACGTACATGAACGGGCTCAAGATGTGGCCCCAGTACGCCACGGATGCCTACCAGGTCTACCTCCCCGAGGCGCACCCGCCGCCGATCAAGCGTCCCGAGGGCCAAGTCCCGTTCCAGGCGGCCACGGTCTTCCCCGGGCTTCCCCTGCGTCTGCTCATGAGGGCCTGCGGCTGGATCGCCCCCTCCAACGCCGACGCCGACCGGATAGCCCAGCTTCACGGCCACCCGAGCGCCGCCGACGTACCCCCGGGGTTCATCGTGCGGATCCCAGTACAGCGGGGCTGGTAGGCGGTCCCGTGTCGCAAGCAGGGGAGTACCTGTGAAGAGATTCCGCAACCGCGCGTTCCTGACGGACTTACTGGAGCGCACCGTCGCTACCTACGTCCAGACCTTCCTGGGTCTGGAGCTGTCCAACTACGCGAACCTGTCCGACCTCGGCGCCACCAAGGCCGCCGCTCTCGCAGCCATCCCGGCTGCTCTCGCCGTCGTCAAGGCGGCCCTCAAGGCGAAGCCGGTCCAGGGCGCCTGACCTGTGAAAAAGGGCGGCAGCCGGTACTGGGCTGCCGCCCCTTCGCACTATAGGATCAACTCGTACGCAGGGCTTCTAGCAGGGGTGATTCGCGTGACGACTATGCGGCATACTGCGCAGGATCGATGCGACCGGTGCCGGGCGCAGGGCTACACGACCTGGGGCCTCGG